AAAGGTAGCATTCTTTAATCAAATGTATGACCTGTGTAAAGCATTAGGAATAGACTATGGTGCAGTTGCACACTATACTGTGATAGATCCACGCATAGGAGATAGTCATAGTGTTGTAACTAAAGAACGAGGATTTGGTGGACACTGCTTCCCTAAAGATGTAGAGGCACTCATAAGAACAGCCCAACGAGATAACGTTGAGCTGTCTATACTGCAAGAAGCATTAGAATACAATCGTCGTATTCGTAAGCCTTAGTGCTGTGAGTTTTCTTTGCCTTTAGCGTAAAACTCTAGATAGTTTACATAGTTGTCTATAGAATGATCTGAAAAGCTGTCTACTCCGCCTTTCTTTAGACCCATCCATAGCCCACGCATCTTGTCTTTGAATCTTTGCATACCTGTGATCTTACGTACATTACCGTAGGCATTTAGATAGTGTTCTGTGCCGTGGTGTGTATACCCCATAATGCGTAGGGGTACGGTTGTGACTATGTCATTGTTATTAACCCAACGATGATGTTCCACACCAAGATGTACACAGTATTTCTTCCAGCCTACTCTAGGTGAACCGTAGGTGTATAGCTCTTTAGGATCAGGAACCTTAGTATTGTACAAACAACGACTTGCCATTATAGTTGCCATTGCTGCACCTAATGAATGACCACAGAACCATAAATCTTGTTTTGGTTGTTTTGACATAAGATCTGCCATTACCATTGGCCATAACTCGTCTACCTCTGCTTTAAATCCTTGATGCACACGGCTTATGGTCTCTGCTACAACAGGCATTGCTTTTAGGTCTGCTTTAATGTCATTAAATTCTGTTGGTTGAGTACCACGACACGCAATTACCATATCTGTTTTATTTGCAAATCGGTATGCCTGTGCGCCATCTTTGTTGTAAAATTCTACTTCAGTAAAACCTAATTTTTCTGCTTGCGTTTTTGCCTTTTTTAAGTTATTATATGCTATCTTTGCTAGTTTTGCAAACAATAGCGAACGTTCCTCAAAACGTAGTTTAGATATTGACAATAGTTTACCCTCCAGTGTTTGTAATATTTATAATTGAAAGACACTAAATACAGTAATAAACACGCAATACTACTATACGGAATGAAAAATGAAGAAACGTACACGATCAATTCTAGAAGAACTTAATACAGTTCACGGTAGCAGAGATAAAGATTATCTTATTAACGCTACTGCTAATAATATTATAGAAAGTAGTATTAATCTTCTCAGTAGGATACATTCTTCATATGATGTAGATACTGCATCTGAATTAGAAAGAAGATTTCTAAATAGTATTAAAAGTGGCGATCCTAGAAAGTTTAAAAGATCTATGAACCGTATAATTGAAGGTAAGAAAAATGACAGTTTTGAATGAAGGCGGCAATATTTGGCCAGATGAAACTGAAGATTTTGACCACGCTATCATAGGCGATATGATGAAGCAGATTAATAGTGTTGTATCTAAAACAGGTGCAAAAGCATTACCAATTGGATCAGGCGCAACACCTACTCCAGGTAAACGTTCAGGTGACTTAGATATGATTATTGATGCAGGCACCTTGTTCAAAGCATTTAATGTAAAAACTCCAAAAGATGCTAGGGTAGAATTAGAAAAACTATTTCAAGCAGCAGGCTTTGACACAAAGAAAACTGGTACAAGTGTACACGTAAAGACTAAAGTAGGTGGCTCTGCACAGCAGGTTGACATTATGGTAGTTGACAACGGCGAAACAGCACAAAAGTTTCACGTACACGATATTCCAAAAGGTTCGCCATACAAAGGCGTACACAAACAAATTCTTATAGCAGACCTTGCAAAAAACAATATGACAGACGAGCATCCAGAAGGTATGAAATGGAGTGCCTACAAAGGTCTGCTAGATCGTAAAGACGACAGTTTAATTTCAAGTGACCTAGACGAGATTGCTAAAATATTATTAGGCGGAAATGCGTCAGCAAAGGATCTAGGATCAGTTGAAGCAATGGTTAAAGTAAGTCCTAAAGCAAAAGAACTTGCAGCAGAACTAGATGCAAACGAAGATCCAAAGCATCCTTGGAACAAAGCAAAAGTAAAAGTAGAAACTCTTGCTGATCGTCAATTAAATAGAATTGTAACATTAGCGAGTACATTGGTAAAATGAGATTTTTTGAAATTAAAAGCGGCGGAAAGAAAGCCGATAAAGTCAAAGGAAAAGAACCAGCGCCTAAAAAATCAAAACCTGGAGGTAATGAAACTCCACATCCAATGCGTGGTCGTTTAGTAGGTGAGAGTCTTACAGAAGCAGCAAAAGTAGGTCGTGAGTACCAACATCTAGAGGATCTTGTGTTTGTAAAAGGATCACAAGGCGGAATGGAAGCTGCTGATATACTTGAGAAACTAGGAAGCGACTCAGGAGATGTTGCTATCAAGTGGGACGGTAACCCAACTATCTATTGGGGGCGTGAGCCAGATGGACAATTTGTTCTTGTAGGCAAGAACGGTTGGGGACGTAATAAAAGTACAAGTGCAGAAGATTTAAACCGTTTTATTCAAAACAGCGGTAAAGGTGCCGAAGAAGAACCTTGGCGCAAAGACTTTGGGCAAGAAATGGCTGAAGTGTTTAACATAATGAAATCAGCAACACCTCCAAATTTTAGAGGATATGTGTATGGTGACTTACTATACAGTCCTCGTAAACCGTTTAGCACTACTGATGGCGCAGTAGAATTTGAACCCAACAATGTCAAATACACAGTTGATACACGAAGCCCTCTTGGTGGACGCATAGCAGGTTCAAAAGTCGGTGTAGTAGTCCATTCAAAGTTTGACGAGTGGGGCAGCAAGTCTGGCACACCTATTAAAGATGTAAAAGAACTTAATTCTCAAGACGCAGTAGTGCTAGGACAAACATATGTCACACATCAACCTAAAGTGAATACAAAAGAGGTTGACAGCATAAGGAAAAGAGTGCAAAGTAGCTCTAAAGCAGTAGATACATTCTTGCAAGGAACAAAAGGTTTAAGTAATCCCGCAGGAATCATTTACACTTATGTTAATCAAATGACTAGAGCAAGGCAGTTAGATAAATTAGAAACAGGGTTTTTTGACTGGCTGAAAACATCAAAAGTAAGTCAAGGACAGCAAGCAAAACTAGCAGAACTAGATAAACAAACGAACGGTCTAGCAGCAATACTAGGGCTTGTAAAACAAATTATGTCTGTTAAGGATCATATCATAGATCAATTAGACGATGCTGACGCAGACGTTAAGGCAACTACAAAAGGCGAAAAAGGCGGCGAAGGTTACGTTGCCCTTGGATCAAAAACTAAACTAGTGCCACGTACAAGATGGCAACCAAATTAAGGAAATAGATATGAAAATTAATGAAGTTACAGAAGGACCACGTGATTCAATTTACGATCGTGGCGCATCAAAGTTTGCAGATATTCGCAGACTAGGACAACAAATAACAAATTCACTAGAACCAGCGTCAGGTGTAAAATGGCCAGACGATGAAGTATGGAACAAGGCAAGTATGCTCGGCACAATGTTATCTGAACTACCTGATGGTCAAGCAAAAACACCTGCAGAAGCACTCAAGAAAGCAGGAGTTAATAAGGAAGAACTAGAAGATATTATTGCTAAGGCTAAACAAGCTCGTGCAGTTAGCTTACCTGATCCTGAACCAGAAGATGAACCAGAAGATAATATGGATGCTCCAGACGACGATGAAACAGCTCGTCAAGCTGATATGGTAGCTAGAGGTCGTTAATGGAATTTATCAAAGACCTACACGAGGCAAGAATGACAAAAGATAACGGCAGCTCTCGCAAGCTGACGTACACTGATTGTGGTGAAAGATTATTCTTAACTCTAATGGCTTTGGAGACAATGCGGCAGTATTCTGATTTTAAAGATTATGTGCAACGTTATGCAAAGAAAACATCAGGATTTGAACTGTATAAATTTTATCGCATAATGGGCACTGACTTATATAACTTTATCTATTTCCTTGTAGGTGATGATAGTGCTCAAGACAAACTTAAAGATCCGGGTGCAGCCAAGCAATTAAAAAGAAAAACAAAATTACCTATTTTAGACCTAAATAGATATATTCAATATCTCGGCCAAGGCAGAGAACCGATGCAAAACTCTGGATTGTTTATAAAACTAGAAGGCGCCTTAGGTATTACAAATTCTGATTACAAGGCAATAAGACGAAACCTATCAAATTTTAATAAATTAACAAGATCAGAAAAAAGATTACTTGTAACTAGATTAATTTTTGCAGTAAGAGCTAAGTTACGAAATTCTGATATAATAGAGGATTTTGAAAAATTTGCTGCAATTAAAAATTTAGAAAAGGCTAATGTAAATGATCCTGAACCTAGTGTAAGTATTCCAGACATTTCAACTAAACAAGGAGATCTTGCACTCTATCGATATTTGGTAGGTGATAAAAACCTTGCACTTACAAAGAAATTTTTAGATTCTGCAAAAAATAATAAAGCAGCAAGCGCAAGTATGGTAAATGCATATTTGCCTGCAATCGAAATGCTTGATGATATTGTTAAAGCAGGGCCGGCCTTTGTGCAGAACCTAAGAACTCTACATTCCAGAGCAAAAAAACGCTAATAAAACGTATTTTTTCTTATTATTGATAAATAATATTATACAAAACGCAAGAGAAGTGCGTTTTGCCATTAGATAAAAGGAGAAATAAAATGGCAGAAGTAACAAATAACGCAGTGGCAAAAGCAGGTAACGGCCTAGGTCCACGTACACAAATCATCGTAACAGACGCAGCAGTAGCAGATGACGCAGCTCTAACAGCTATTCGTCTAGCAGCTGAGCAAGCTGGACACACAATCGCAGCAGTAGCTGGTACAGCTAACAACGCAGGTGTAATGCACTTTGCTCTACAAGGTGGCGGTGACGCAACTACACCTTATGGTCAAGCATTTACAGTTGTTTGCGATTTTGACGGCAACCCATAATTCCTAACTACCTTAGGGACCGTGCTTAGGCACACCAAAGAGCTCACATTTATGTGGGCTCTTTTTTTATGTCTGTAAATACACTATGAGATTTAGTTTATATACACTTGTTGACATAACTGAAACTGGCGCAAGACGAGGCGAGGATCCTAAACTTATGCGTCAACAACAAAACTTTCTCACAGTTTTACAGACGATAGGTTTAAGGGTCAATCCAACATACATAAAAGCACCTGTTGTAAAAGATACGCTACCTAACCACATAGAATTTGGTAAAAAATACTTAAATGTAAGTAAATTCTGGTACTATACATTTGAAATAGAATATGAAGATGCACTAAATATTGAAACTTTAAAAAATGACTTTCATATGGTGCCGGTGATAACAGGTTTAGACGAAGAAATTTTGCTGAATATTTCAGTTTTTGATACGCAAAATCCTGATAAAATCAATATAATATTTGAATCTGAAGATAAATAATTGTGTTACTTTAAGTAACCAGGCACATTACAAGACTATATAAAAAGGCCAACTACGAGTTTACTTTATGATTATGGAGAATAATGTGTCAACAACTCAACTTGAAAGAGAGAACTTAGAAGCTCACGTCGATCTTTGTGCTCAGCGTTATGAGGTGCTAGAAGGTAGGCTGACTAAAGTTGAAGAAAAAGTTGACGATCTTGCGGACCTAATTACAAAAGGTCAGCAATCTATGACAAAAGTTTTGATAGGAGCAACAGGAACTATTATTGCCGGGCTTCTTTCAACAATCGTCGTTATATTAATAAACCTATCCTAACTCACATAAATAACTATATGTTACTACGTGAGTTTTTTAATGACCAAAATATCGATGACTTAGAAGAAGGTCAAACTTGGGCAAGATCTGGTAAGAAGGTTGTGCGCAAGTACCGTTGTTCTTCAGGTCCTAGAAAAAATAGGATCGTATCTAAAATGGCTCAGTGCTTTGCAGCACCAAATATAAAAAAGAGAATGACATTTAAAAGAACAAAGGCAAGACTAGGTGCAAAAATGATTAGAAAAGCACGTAAAACAAAAAAGATAAACCCAGCAAGTCGTAGAGTACAAGCTTTAAATAAAAGGAAGCGTTAATGCTTTTAAGAGAAATTACAGAAGGTGTAACAACTGTATTCGGACATAAAAGACGATCCGGAACAAAAAGTCACGTTGGACGTAAGTATCGTTGCACAAGTGGTCCTAGAAAAGGAAGAATTGTAGCAAAAGCAGCAACTTGTAATGCACCAAAAAATATTAAAGCTAGTATGACCTTAAAGAAAACTAGAAGAAGTAAAGGCCGTACTTTAGATATTAAAAGGGCAAGAACATTTAGAACAAGTCCTACTACAAGACGTTTATCAAAAATTAATGTAGGAAGTAAAAGGATAAAACCACGTAAGCGCAAAGGCGCAATAAGTGGCAGAGGAGGTAGAATATGAAAATTAATGAATTAGGTATTAATTCTGCTCCTCAAGGACAACAACCAGCGGGTCAAGCAAAGCAGCAAATGGGAGCTCCTGATCAGATGGCACCTGATCCAAAACAAAAAAATATGATGAAAAAGCAGCTCCAGCAGCAAATTAAAGCAACCCAAATGCAACTCAAGAATTTACAGCAACAATTGGCAGCAATAAGATGAAACTAAACGAACTTATATCGAGTTTTGAAATATTTGTCTCCAACGAAGAAAGGTCATTGTTAGAAAATATAACAAAGCCTGTTCCCTTGAGTTCATTTGACGAAAGAGATCAAGTCATTATCAATAACCTTATTCGAAAAAGTGTAATAAGTAAAATACTTTACAACGATATAGTTATGGTGATGCCTAATGAATTCTGAATACATAGCCAAACAATTAGAAGAAATAGTTAATAAAGGTTTAGAAGAATTGCCTATTCCTTATTCTAAAGGTAATTCTATTCGTATCAAACATATTGTAGTGAGAAAAAGCCCTAAAGGTTTTTTAATTTATGACGCAAAAGAAAATCAACAAGTTGCTAGAACGGTATTTAAATGCTCGGCCCTTGCAATAGCAAAAAATCTTGCACAAGGTAAAGACCTAGTAGAAAAAATATTAATACTAGAAGACAAAATGTCCAAGCACTATAACGATGCATTGTTTTACAAACATTCTATGAAAACATCTAAAGATCCTGTAAAAAGAGAAATAACCGAAACTCGCTTAGATATTGCAATATCCGAATCGGAGAAAGTTAGGAGTCTTTTAGACAATTATATTTTTTCGTAGAGATAAATAACATATAAACATTCATTTGGGAAGAGATAATGAACATTAGAGAATTTACAAAACCTGTCACAGCAAAGACGCTAAATGAAAGTCTTGCAAAACGCTTCGGCGCAAAGATTAATATTGACGAATTTACTACAGAACAGCTACAAGATGTTCGTAATAAATTACGCACCAAAGTATTCAATGTTGAAACAACAGAAAGTTTTGATGCAGTTCAAAAAGAAGAATATTCAAAAAACAAACTCTTCCTTGACGTTCTTAATGCTGCATTGTCAGAGCGTGATGATGTAACAGTTGCAATTGACGAAGCAATTGAACAAGTAAATGAAGGCGAAGAAGATAAAGCAGAACTAGTAATGGCAGCTAAAGATATGGTCGACCGTGTTACAGGTTGGATGGAAGACACAGCTGAAATGCAAACAGAGTCAATGCTAGAACTTGCAGATGCTATCCGTGATGAGATGGGATCAGAAGCAAGCGAATCATTTACTAACACAGTCAAACCTGCTCTAGAAGCAATGTATGCTACAATGGAATCAACTCGTGCAACACTTACACAAGGTGTTGGTATGTTAACTGGCGAAGCTGAGCCAATGGACACAATGGGCGACGACGATATGGATATGGAGCCAACTGTTGACGGCGACGATATGGATATGGATATTGAACCAGACGGCGACGATTTTGAAGCAGATGATGCAGCAGCAGGCGGCGAAGAAGAAGCCGGCCGTGAAAAGCGTGAGTCAGCTACACCTAAAGGCAAGCGTATCAAAGAAGGTGCTACTAAAAGTGCGATGATGGCAGATGCAGAAAAAATGTCTAAAGCAGCCTTTATCAAGAAGTACGGCAAAGAAAATGCCGAAACTTGGAGCAATATGAACGAAAGTTCAAAAAAAAAGTAAGTGAAGGCGTAGATAGCGACTTCATTTACAATGTCTTAAGACAACAGAAAGCGGCCGGAGTAGCCGCTTTATCTATGGCTAAACTAGACAAGTTTATGCAGAATCAAGGTCGTGGCCAGTTTAACTACGAAATATTCAAAGCAGCATATGATGCTGATCCAAAACTTCAGCAACTAGTTAAAAACTTTGATCAAGATAAAATCGAGTTCAAAACAAGTGAATTAGATGATGTAGAAGGATTACCTGGTAATCCAGGTCGTCCTAAAGACACTGTGGCAAAAATGGCGAAAAATGCTGTTGATCTTAAAGATCTGTAAAACACTTGACAATCAATAATTTATGTGCTAGTATATAAAAACTAGGAGGTCGTATGACTGGACGCACTCACAACGAGATTGTAGAACACATTATCAGAGTTATCAACGAATATGTAACACCGGCAGTAGAACAGCACGGCGGTGCAGTCAATTTTATTAACTTTGAAAAAGGTACTGTATTAGTAGAACTAAGTGGTGCTTGCTCAGGTTGTGCAGGAAGTTACCACACCCTAAAGAGTGGAATCGAAAATATACTTCGTAATATGATTGTTGAAGTAGAACGTGTAGAAGGTATTGATGATCCATTCTCAGACGTAGACCCATACTTTAGTGTAGATCCTTTTACTGAATACGATTGGGAATACTTAGATTTAAAAGATATAGATGATGAGCTTGATAACTGAAAAATATACCTACGAAAAACTTAAAAGAGTTGAAGAAAACGGAAAAAGAAAATATGCTGCACCTGGAAGTGTTCCTGTTGCAAGTGTAACAACAATACTTGATGCAACAAAAGATAAGACACACCTTATTGCGTGGAGAAAACGTGTAGGTGAAAAGAAAGCACAAGAAATTGTAACTGAAGCAGCAGGCGTGGGTACACGAATGCACAAATATTTAGAAGATTATATTGATACAGGTGACTGGCCTGATCCCGGCAGTAATCCTTATGCTCAACAAGCCCATATGATGGCTACACAAATTAAAGAACAAGCAATGGTAGATGTAGACGAAATATGGGGCAGCGAAGTTCCTTTATATGTTCCAAACATCTATGCAGGTACTACAGATCTAGTTGGCACCTACAAAGGCCAGCCCTGCATAATGGATTTTAAACAAACTAACAAGCCCAAGAAAGAAGAATGGGTAGTTGATTATTTTTTACAATTAACCGCCTATGCTATTGCACACAACGAAGTACACGGCACTGACATACGTGAAGGACACGTTTTTATGTGCAGCCGTGCAGGAGAATACCAGCAGTTTGATATTTGGCCAGACGAATTTGCTGAATGGGAAAAAGAATGGTGGAATAGAGTGTATGATTATTATGAAAGGTATGCGTAAATTATTTTTATTTTTAACATTTTTTGTTGTAGGTTTTTGGTGCGGAGCAGCTTACGGAAATCCAGAATTACTTTTTAAAAAATTACTTGCAACAAGTCAAGGATATAAACTTATTAATTCTGGTTGTTCAGAAGACTATCTTGGTGTAGAATGGTTTGTTTATAAAGATTTTAACGGAAATAAAATAGTAGAAAAAGATCCAAAATCTACAAATTGCGGATACGAAAGATATCTTAAACTTTCTACAAAGAAAGAATATGGAGATAGATTTGATCCTGTCATAATCAAAGTAGATTATAAAGATATGCTTGGTCGAACTGAACGTTGGGATATGGTACATCATACTACAACTATAGGCAAAGCAATAAGACTTAATCAAGATACTATTGCAATTTATGGCGACGGCCAAACAGGAGATGGTATTTTTACTTTAAGAGAAGAAGAAATACAATTTCGTATAGAGGAAGAACCTGTTTGCGAACGATACAACGGTATAGATTGTCAAGGATATGACCAAGATAGTCCCCAAGAATTTATATACTACGGAGAAGATGATAATAAAGTAGTAAATTGGGAATTAGGTATTCTAATATATGCTTCTCATAAAACATACGGAGACAACATTACTAATGGCATTTTGGAAGAAATTCCGCAAGATAATGAGCTTTGGAATTATTGGCTTAAAACAATAGAAAAGTATAATAAAATTTATTCACGTTCTAGGATATATGTCAACTTTGTTCTTACAAAAATGTATTATGCTCATTGGCATTCAGCTCGGGAATTAGAATTAATGACAACAAATTATCCAGTTGATATTGTACTAGGATACGGCACATCATATCCTAATACCTGCGGTGTTGCAAATGTTAACACAACTTTTAGAGAAGGTAAGCCTCCTGCTTCTATGAGTAGGTGTGATCAGTATACAGATTTACACGAGATAGGTCATAGTGTAGGTTTAGCACACGGACCAGAAAATCAATTTAATGAAGCATCAGGATATATTTTCCCACAATTTGGACACGGATGGAATAATATATGTGGAGACTATGACGAGATAATGTCCTATGGCAGTCAAGGTTATTTTCATTCAAATTCTTCATTACTTTGCTCTATGCTTTACCCTATAGATTTTAAAACACCAGCAGGCGATAGATTATGGTCTGATTCTGCCTATTCTATAAACAGAGTTAGGTATGACGTTAGTCTAATACATAACGAATACAAAAGGATTGAAAAGGATGAGCTTATGAATATACAATCACGTGGAAGGTATATTAAAAAAGAAGTTGTTGATTGAATAAATACATATAATTAATATGTAGGAGACACACGTGGCTGTCGTATCAATATCAAGAATACAGATCCGAAGAGGAAGAAAAACAAATTTACCGCAGCTTGCTTCTGGCGAGTTTGGTTGGTCAGTTGATTCGCAAGAGCTTTACATAGGAAATGGTGCAGTATCAGAAGGCGCACCGTATGTAGGTAACACTAAACTTTTAAGTGAACACGATAACTTATTCCAATTTGCAAATTCTTATTCATATAAAAGTGTTGACGGTTATGTACAAACTGGTGATTCTCCAAACAATCCTGTACTAAGAACATTACAAGATCGATTAGATGACATTGTCAGTGTAAGAGCGTTTGGCGCTTCAGGTGACGGTACTGATCAAACAGAAGAATTACAAAGAGCAGTTGATCAATTGTATCTAAATGCAGCCAATAAAGGAACTCCACGCTCAAGAGTAGTGTTACATTTAGAAGCAGGCGAGTATCAAATTACAAGTACAATCTATGTACCTCCGTTTGCTATTATCAGAGGCGCAGGATCAGAAAAAACTATAATTAATGCAGGATCAGTTACTGCATTCCAAACTGTTAACGAAAATAGTATTCCAGGATCTTATGCAAATGATTCTACTAGTACAACATTAAACCAACCTCGAAATATAGAAATAAGTGGGTTAACTATAAGATCTAATCACGATGTAGATGGTATTATTTTACAAAGTTGTAAGGATAGTATTTTTTCAGACATAAAATTAGTAGGAACTTGGCAACTAGGAAATGACCCTTTACTAGGTGCAGCAATAAAAATGAATAGTTTAAGTTCAGTTGTTAGCTCTAATAATAATATATTTGAAAACATTTCAATTAATGGATATAGTGAAGGCGTTTATTCTGATTATGATGTTAAAGATAATACCTTTAGATCCATTAATTTTGAAAATAATTATGTAAGTGTGTTGTTTGGTGCAGCTTCTGTTGTAGGTACACAGGGACAAATATCAGGACCTCTTAACAATTTGATTGAAAATTGTACTTTTGATGATATCTATGAAGAAGGTATTAAAATAGTTCAAGGATATTATAACAAAAGTTGTAACAATAATTTTTATAATGTAGGCAACCACGGCGGAAACTATGGTAATGCACAAACTGCTAATATAGCATTTTTTAAATCAATTAATAGTTCCGATGGAGACTATTTTACAAGAACAGAAACTCTTGGATTTAGTCCTTTGTACTTAAACAATTATCCTTACATTCCTGAGATAACAGGCAGTAATATTACAACATCTAGTTATACTTACGATTTGTCAATAGGAAATACAAATACCTACGAAAAAATATTACGTCTACCTGCAAACGCAAGAAAATCTTTTATTATCGATTATGTTTATGCAAGCACAGCAGTAAATGCAGGAAGAACAGGAAGAATTGAAATTAATGTTGATCCAGGAAATAACAACATTCAGATAGTTGATGAATTTGTTTACACTGGTGATAGTGCATTTTCTGAAAATTTAAGATTCGATGCAGAACTTTATGACGAAAATGCAGATACAACGGTTGACACAGCCGCCATAACTATGTTAAACTCTACTAGTGGAGATAATGCAAAATTCACTTACAAAATTACAACTAAACAGTGAGTAGATGTTTAACCTAAAATACGAAGATAGATTACAATACTGGAGTGACTTCCGAAATAGTCTTAAACATTCTGACGATCCTATACAAGACACAATAGATTTGTATAATAAAGCACCAGTTGTAACTATCGCAGCAGATCCTTATACTCAAAGCACTTGGCCTGATCCTTGGGAATTACTAAAGGAAAATAATTATTGTCCCTTTGTTAAAATTCTTGCAATTTGTTACACCTTGCAGTTATCAGATGTTTTATCCCAGGCATCGTATGAGATACATATTGTACGAGACAATGCTAATTGTAGTACATATTATCTACTCTATGTAAATGGCCTTGTTATCGGATTCAACGGAGACACTTATGTTCATAAAGGTAAAATACCATCCACTGCCTACTCAGAGATTGAATATAAGATGCCCCCACTACAATAAATATCAAACATTAACGGAAGAGGAAGAATTATGTCTAACGGAACGATGATCGTCAAACGCGACGGCACTAAAGAACACTTGAATATTGATAAAATTCATAAAGTAGTTGAACACGCTTGTGAGGGTTTAGCAGGAGTAAGCAGTAGCTTAATTGAAATGAATGCTAATATACAATTTTTTGATGGAATGACAACAAATGAAATTCAAGAAGTTCTTGTTAGAAGTGCAAACGATCTTATCAGCTTAGACAATCCTAATTACCAATTTGCCGCAGCTCGACTTTTAAGTTATGGCGTTAACAAGCAAGTGTTTGGCGAATATAAACCAATTAGTTTATTTGAAATGATTCAAAAAAATATTGACCGTGGTGTTTATGATCCTGAAATTTTAGAAAAGTATACCGACGACGAGCTTGCAAGATTAGACAGTTACATTCATCACAAGCGTGACGAAAACTTTACCTATGCAGGTTTACGTCAGGTAGTAGACAAATACCTTTGTCAAGATAGATCTTCTGGAGAGATTTTCGAAACTCCGCAGTTTATGTATATGATGATTGCAGCAACACTATTTGCAAATTATCCAAAAGAAACACGTATGCATTATGTAAGGAGATATTACGATGCGACCTCGCTTTTTAAACTCAACATTCCAACACCTGTTATGGCCGGAGTCAGAACACCTGTTCGACAGTTTGCTTCGTGCGTCCTTGTTGATAGCGACGACACCCTTGATAGTATCTTCGCTAGTGATATGTCGATTGGTAGATACACTGCACAAAGAGCAGGTATCGGCATCAATGCAGGGCGCATCAGAGGAGTCAATGCGAAGATCAGAGGCGGCGAAGTAGCACACACAGGTATAATTCCATTCCTAAAGAAGTTTGAAGCAACTGTAAGATGTTGCACACAGAATGGTGTACGTGGTGGCAGTGCTACTACACATTTCCCGTTTTGGCATCAAGAGATTGAAGACATTCTTGTACTAAAGAACAACAAAGGTACAGAAGATAATCGTGTACGCAAACTAGACTATTCAATCCAGCTTAACAAAACTATGTATGAAAGACTTTTATCTGGAGACGAAATAACTCTTTTCTCGCCACACGATGTGCCTGGATTATACGAAGCATACTTTGGTGATCCTGATGCGTTTAAAGAGATGTACGAAATGTATGAGCGCAAAACAAGTATCAAGAAAAAGAAAATTGATGCAATGGAATTGTTTTCAGCACTAATCAAAGAACGTGCAGAAACAGGACGTATCTATATTATGAATGTAGATCACTGCAATACTCATAGTTCATTTAAAGACACAGTGTTTATGAGCAATTTGTGTCAAGAGATTACATTACCAACTAAACCTCTTCAGCATATCGACGATGAGAATGGTGAAATAGCACTATGTATTCTAAGTGCTATTAATGTAGGTATTATCCGTGATCTAACTGACTTAGAAGAACTATGCGATCTTGCTGTTCGTGCGCTAGAAGAAATTATTGATTATCAACGCTATCCAATACGTGCAGCAGAAATTTCAACTAAGGCCCGTCGGTCGTTGGGCGTAGGTTATATTGGATTAGCACACTATCTTGCAAAAAATAAAGCAAATTATGCAGATCCTGCTGCCTGGCAACTAGTACATAATCTATCAGAAGCATTCCAATACTACTTGCTCAAAGCATCAAACACACTTGCAAAAGAACGTGGTGCTTGTGATTATTTTGACCGTACTAAGTATAGTGATGGTATCCTTCCTATTGATACATATAAGAAAGACGTTGATACTATTGTGGAGAACAAGTTAAATTATGATTGGGAATCTTTACGATCTGATATTAAAGAGTTCGGACTTAGGCACTCAACTCTGTCCGCACAAATGCCTTCGGAGAGCAGTTCCGTTGTGTCGAACGCAACAAATGGAATCGAGCCACCTAGAGGTTACTTGTCCGTTAAGAAGTCGAAAAAAGGGCCTCTTAAACAGATTGTTCCACAATTTCAAACACTAAAGAATTCTTATACCTTACTTTGGGATATGACATCAAATGAAGGTTATATTAATGTTGTTGCGGTAATGCAAAAATTCTTTGACCAAGCTATTTCAGGTAACTGGTCGTACAATCCAACACAGTATCCAGACAACGAAGTACCTATGAGCGTTATGATGCAAGACTTGTTAAACACTTATAAGTATGGATGGAAAACTAGTTACTATCAAAACACTTATGATTACAAAGAAGATCCAAGTGATCTGAAAGAAGAAGTACAAATTGAACTAGCACAACCGTTGTCTGTTGAAGACGACGAAATGTGCGAAGCGTGTGCAATTTAGTATTGACAAACTAAAAAATAGAGTGTACTATTGTAAATAGTTAATTATATAGGATATAAAATGTCAAAGACAGTTTTTAATAAAGAAAAAGTTGACTTCACAAAACAACCAATGTTTTTTGGAGCAGAACAAAACACACAGAGATATGACACATTCAAATTTCCTGTGTTTGACAAATTGAATCAAACTATGCTTGGTTACTTTTGGCGACCAGAAGAAGTGTCACTGCAAAAAGATCGTGCAGACTATGCTAACTTCCGTCCTGAGCAGAAGCATATCTTTACTGCTAATCTAAAGTATCAAACACTGTTAGATAGTGTACAAGGACGTGGTCCGTGTTTGGCATTCCTGCCATACGTATCGCTACCAGAACTAGAAGGTTGTATTGTTACTTGGGACTTTTTTGAAACTATTCATAGCCGTTCATATACACATATTATGAAAAATGTGTATCCGGATCCAAGTGAAGTCTTTGACACAATTCTTGATGATGACAAAATTATTGCACGAGCTGTAAGTGTAACAAAACACTATGACGCATTTAATGAAGCAGCTGATGCTTTTATGCATCGCGGCGAAGGTTCTATGCACGAAGTAAAGAAGAAACTTTACCTTGCTATGATGACTGTTAATATCTTAGAAGGATTGCGTTTCTACGTAAGTTTTGCGTGTACATTTGGCTTTGGGGAACTAAAGCTAATGGAAGGTAGTGCTAAGATTATTAGTCTTATCGCTAGGGATGAAGCACAACATTTGGCGCTGTCAACACACGTTCTTAAACTTTGGGCTCAAGGCAAAGACGATCCAGAGATGGCTAAGATTGCAAAAGAGTGTGAAGAAGAAGTTTACGAACTGTGGCGTGAATGCGTTGCAGAAGAAAAAGATTGGGCTGAATATCTATTCCAAAATGGTTCAATGATTGGTTTGAATACCACATTACTGCACCAATATGTAGAATATATTGCTAATCGTAGATTAAAGGCATTAGGTTTAAATGCTATTTTTGATCAACCTGTAAATACTAATCCACTTCCTTGGACTACACATTGGTTAAGCAGCTCAGGATTACAAGTTGCTCCTCAAGAGACAGAAGTTGAGTCTTATATTGTAGGCGGTATCAAACAAGACGTAGACAAAGATAAACTGAAAGGGTTTTCATTATGACAATACAGATTTGGGGGAAACCAGCTTGCCCTTCTTGTGAAAAGGCAAAGCAAATATTATTGAACAGAAATATTGCTTTTGAATATTTACAACTCGGCACAGACTTTGATAGAGATAAAATATTAGAAACATTTCCAGACGCACGTACATTTCCACAAATTATTATGAACGGAAAGAAAATAGGCGGTGTAGACAATTTAATACAAGAATTAGAAGACACTAATTATAACGGAACAGGACATTCAATCAGCTAGGTAAAAATTATGTTATTAGAAACACCTTACAAGGCACAAGATACAATTACAATTAAAACTACAGCAGGAGAAGAATTAGTTGCTCGTTTTGTAGAAGAAGATAGTAATTTTATCACAGTACAAAAACCAATGGCTATTATGGCAACACAACAAGGTATTGGATTAGGACCATTTACATTTACAATCAATCCTGATGCAAAAGTAGATATAAATAAAAATGCAGTACTTGTAATTCACAAAACTGATCCTGAAATGGCTAAACAGTATGTGAGCAGCACAACCGGGATACAAATGGCATAATGACAATACCAATTCATAGACATTCTGATTTAAGAATATGTGGTCATACAACAGTAGTAACTGGCCAAGACAATGTCTATGCAAATAATCTTCTTGTTTCAGTCGATCAAGATCCTAACACAGGCGGCGCCGGCAATCTTGATGCATCCGGAACAAAAAAGGTTTATGTCAATAACAAATTAGTTGTTAATCATTCAGCAGACCCAGCTGCCCCGGACGGATCTTGTCCAGGTGGTTCACATTGTGGTCCTTCTACAGCTGAAGGTTCTCCGGATGTATTTGTAGCTGATTCTTAAAAAAGGTTGACAAATAGTCTTTCTTGTGTTACTGTAAATTATCATAAAGAATAAGGCAAAGAAAGAGGCTCAATGAAAAATAAAGTTATTTTAACTGATTGCGACGGTGTTCTATTTGATTGGGAATATGCATTTCATCGTTGGATGAGTAAACACGGTTATAAAATAGTTGCAGATGGCAATTATAATATGGATATTAAATACGGCATTGCAAAAGAAGAAGCAAAAAAGTTGTGTCGTATGTTTAACGAAAGTGCGTGGATACGTAAACTTCCACCATTACGTGATTCTATCAAGTATGTAAAAAAGTTACACGAAGATCACGGATATGTGTTTCACGCAATTACAAGTTTGAGTGACGATTATTATGCACAGCATTTGCGTACAAAGAACTTGATTGAAATGTTTGGACCAACAGTATTTGAAAAATATGTTTATTTAGATACAGGTGCAGACAAAGATGAAGCACTTGAATGTTATCGAGATTCAGGATGTTACTGGATCGAAGATAAACCACAAAACGTTGACCTTGGCATAAGTATAGGACTCAACGGTATTTTGATAAACCATAACCACAACAAAGATTATCACGGTGATGCAATTTGTGTGTGGGACTGGAAAAAAATATACAAAATCATTACAGGAGAAAATGTATGACACAACCAACACACGAAGAAATCGTATTGGCATTTAATAACTATCTTAAAGAACACGAAACGTTCGAAGAAAAAGGTGTAAAGGCGGCAGCTACTCGCGCTCGCAAAGCACTAGGCGATTTAGGAAAACTAACTAAAAATCGTCGAGCAGAAATACAAGAAAAAAAGAACGCAATGTAAAACCAAAAAGGTTGTAGTTTAAAATTACAACCTTTTTTTTTGAAAGATAAAAAATGAATCCAGTACCAAGAACATTAGATGATGAAGATAAAAAATTAATCGATGAATGGCTAAAAAATAACGAAGTTACTAAATGTGAAAAATATAAAAGAAGTGATGAAGTAGAATATACCACAGGCTTTTATGGAACTAAAAAGAAGAAAAAGAAATCTGAAGAAACGGATTAATGTTAGCGCCTAACTACTAATAGTTTTGTAAATACGTTATGTTAAGAAATGATCTTAAAGAAGAATACAGATTATTTTACTTAGTCAAGGGCCACCTTGACGCATCCCCCGAAACAGTTGTAGCAAGTGCAAATGGATACTTCAGACGCCTATGGGCTGATGGATGTAATGGCGCTCCGTTGTACGATTACGATGAACAGTTCGAACTAGCTTGGAAAGAAAGACAAAATGGTATCACGTAAGATACAGGAGTTAAGTGAAGCAGACTTCACTTACTTAGAAAAGTTGTTAGGTGAAAAGTTTGCTGAACAACTAGAAGCAGATCAAACCTGGGCGTCAAAAAATCATTATGATCGTCCTGGTAACAAAAAGAAACAAATACTTCGTATTATGGATGCTATTCGTTCACAAAAACGGTTGACAACAGTAGCCAAGTGGTAGTATAAATAAACTGTAACGTTGAAGCCAATCAACGACATATGGGACCGCGGGGCAGTACCGCGCATCTCCACCATAAACGCATTTCGCCTATCTGCATAATAGGTGTGATGCAGCACACAACTCCTAACCGAGCCAAGAAAGTGCGTTTATGATGGGGATGAACTAGGATCGACCAGTGTAAGAGAGAACGTGGAGTTACCGGTAGGCGAGACCGTAAATCAGCAAACACTACAAATGCAAACAAAAACTTTGCACCTGAAGTATTTTTTGATGAGGTTGCACTAGCAGCTTAATCGAATTTATTTCGCGGGGTAGTTATACCTTGTTACCAAAAATAGCAGGAAAGCACCTTCGGGTGCTTTCTTTTGTATAAAGGAGACACACATTGAAACCAAATACAAAATTTGAACTATCAGTTAAAGATATAAAAATTATTGAAGAAGCACTCAACAACAAAGTAAACCGCAGAAGTCAGCGTATACTTGAAGGCGAAGATCCTGAAATATTAATGTCTGAAGCAAAAGAAATTAAAGACCTACTAGGACGCATACACAATCAAAAGAATTGGTATAGACCTCAACAAGGAGTTTATGTAAGTGGTTGACTTAAACAAAAAAATGTGTTATACTATCTTTATGAAACAAAAAATTTTGATAGCGGCACTTACAGCCGCTTTAGCGACGGCGTCACCCGCTCTTGCTAATAAAACAGAAGTAACTCAACCTCCAGCTCAATATTTTGTTGAGATGTTGAACAAGGATCCAGAAGATAAGAAACGCAAGATGGTGTTCTCAGAAGAGATTCTTGCTGTACAACCAGGAGACTTGATTCAGTTTGTAGCAACAGACAAAGGACATAACATACAATTCATTGCAGGACCAGATGGTGTTGATCTACCTAAGAAGTCAAAAACCTCAGAAGATGTAATGGTTACACTTGATGATCCAGGTGTGTATGTTTATGTTTGCACACCACACGCATCAATGGGTATGATTGGTATTGTAGTTGTAGGCGATCTTACACAAGAAGGTGTAGACGCAATTCGAAATGCTAAAATGAAAGGCAAATCAAAAAAGAAATTTGCAGAGCTTTTAGCTAACCTATCTTAGTGTTGCACAGATACAACACTTATTGCTTTTCTAGTTAAGAATAGTTCTTATTTAGGGTTATACACAGCTCTAAGTATGTAAATAAAAAGTCAAAAGGGCAAGCTGATCACTTGCCCTTTTCTACGCAATAATAAAAAATAAACGAAAGGTAAATTAATGCGCAATGTATTTATTTTAGCAGCAGCCGCAGCGTTCGTTGCGTCTGTAGCAAACGCAGACACTGTTAACCCAGCGCCAGCAGGTGCAATGCTTTCTGGCTCAATGGAAGTTGAAGTTAACAGCGATAAAGAAGCAACACTTACACTAGGTGCAGGCCTAAGTGCAGGTAATGTAGCATTTGGTTCATTCAATGTCGAATCAGTAGACGGCGGCACTTTTACACTAGACCAATGGCAAATTGGTGCAGACGTTGCAGGTGCAACACTATCGTTTGGTGACCAAGATGGTGTATTTGTTGAAGGCGAAAACGGTGCAACACTAGCAGCACCAGCAATGGCAGAATCACTTAAAGTATCTGTAGGCGATGCACAGATTGCACTAGGCTTTACAGACTGGAACACAGACATCTCAGACATTTCAAATGTTCAAGGTGCTTACACTGTAGGTGCAGGTTTTGCATCAATTACAGCAAGCGGTGACTATAACCTAGACTCAGAAGATTGGACACTAGGCGGTCGTGCAAGTGGCG